TGAGAGGTATGATAATTCTAGGACCATCTTGCTTCAAGTTTGGAAATACATCCAACTGAGAATTTGTCCATTGTTTAAATTTGGGACAGTAGTAAAAGTAGTCTAGTTCTTTAATTTTTCTTTCTTCTAAGTACACCCTTGCTGGGTGTGAAATATTTAGTTCTGAAATTTTTTCTAAATCAATGCCTGTTTTTCTTTTTTTAAATTCAGGAGATTTAAAATTAAACTCTGGATTTTTCGTCTGTGTATTTTTCCCAGTAAGACCTTCACGATAACGTTCCATCACATATTGATTATACAGATGAACACAATTATCTTTCAAAAAGTTGGTAAATGTTCTTCCTACGCCACAGTTGTGGCACTTAAAAACAAAGTCATTCTTGACCTTAAAAAGATACCCTCTAGTTTTGTTCTGATGCTTTTTACTGTCACCACAGTAGGGGCATCGGAAGTTGTAGAGGGAATCTTTTTTCTTTGAGAATTTTTGAAGCTGGGGAGAAACTAAACCAATGTACTTGGTATCAATGTAACTCATCGTGTAGTGGTTTGCTCGGTCCCTCCATCATAGCGCATGGCGAGCATGTTGTCAACAAACGGGACCACCAATCCAACCAGCAAAATGGCGGCACCTACAAGGGCTGCCGCCTGCCATTTGAATTTTGATAATTCGGTTACATTATTTTCAACTGTTTCTAATCTTTTGATAACAGCTTTATGTTCTTCCGAATTACTGTGCTTGACATCCTCAATCATTTTAACGATAAGTTCATCTGTTTTAATACTTTGGTCAATACGTTCATCATGCTTAGCGAGGATATTAGCAATACGTTGATTAGATTCGGAAATCTTATCTACTGCATTCTCCAACTTATCCAGCATCTCCCTTGATAGTGTTTCGTAGATGTTTAATTTAGATTCCAATACATCCAATTTAGCGAGTTCTTTATTAATCGTATTATTAAACATCTACCTGCCCTTAAATATTTCTTACAGCGAAATCAAGAGCACTTTGATATGATGCAGCATCTTTATTAAGCATGTATCTAAATTGCTGTTGATTCTCTGCAGAAAGAGAAGCATAAGTAGCAGCAATTTTTTTAGCTGAAAAATTATCTAAGTTTTGAACAGATCCATCTTCAAATTGAATTTTAGCAAATTGAGTTTCCCCGTGTGTTAATTCCGAGGTGGCTACTTGCATTGCAACTTCAAGAGCATCTAGTGCAGTATTTTCCATAATTGTATCATTCTCAGGTTGATAAGAGTTTTTCATTACCTTCTGCTGTTGATCAGCAGCTTTCTTTTTAAAGTCAGCGAGACGGGCTTTCATCAATGTGTCCATCTCTTTTGTTTTTGTCATCATCTTGCCCTTAGCTTCGTCACGCTTCTTTTGAAGATCTTTTTGACGATTAAGCTTTTTTTGTTGGGCAATTTGTTTCTGGGCTCTCTCGGTTTCCGAGGGTGCCGCTTCAGAAATAATTGTTTCTAATTCTTCTTTCATTTTTTTGCGTCGGTTAATGCGAGAGAGTAAATTTTTTGCTCCTTTAGATCTACCGTCAATATAATCTTGATTAGATTTTTTATACTTACGATGTTGTTTAGGATTAACCAAAACAAATGCAGGTGGCAATTGAAGACCACTGCCATCGCCAGCAGAATTAATCATTTCGTTTATAGTAGATTCAGTTGTTTTAGACATTCTTGGTCAACGTTTTTATTTAAACTGTCTGGTAATCTATTTAGGAAAAGCAAAAATGCCTTTAATACAGACCAATATGTTGCTTCTATTTTAAAGAACAACAATGGTGTTGTGGCATCACCAAATACATTATACATTAAAATAATATGATTTAAAATAAGATGGGTTTTCAATTCACCTGTGGTTTCATAACGACGAAGTAATCTTTTAATGTATTTAAATCTGTTTAGATCTTCTTCAAAATCTTCATATGTAACTGATGAAGGATTTTCATAATGTTTTATAGCAAATAAAACCCAATTGTCTTTTGTCAATTCATCAAATATCATGGGTTATCAATCGTTCCAGAACCAAGAAGCAGAGCGAGTTGTTAGAGTTGCTACGTTAGAAATTACTTCATCAGCACCATTGCTTGAAGTAATCTTAACTCTATACTTTCTACCATTATCAGCAAGTACTAGATCAATACCAATGTATTCGTTGCCAGTTTCGCCAGCAAGATTAGTCCACTTAGTTCCAGATGGTGCCTGAGTTTGCCACTGATAAGAAAGTGTAGGTGATCCAGAACCAGTAACACTAGCAGTTACTCCAAATGTAGCAGATGCGTCGGAAACAGAAGTGACTGTTAGAACAACATTAGGTGCTCCGCCACCACCAAGAAGACTATCAGGAATTGTGATTGTGTCGCCACCGCTGAAATCTTGGCCACCAGAAGTATCACTAGTTACAAAATCTACAGTAACTGCCCCAGTTGCACTAACATAAACAGTGAAACTAGCTCCAGTTCCATCATTATTAGTTGTGTAGTCAGATGGTCCAATTTCATATGCTCCTTCTTCTCTAAGAGCATTAGCAGCTGGATAACTTAATCCAGTAATTCCTCCCCATGGAGCAATAGCAGTTTGATTAGTAGGTTGAGCAGAAATTGTAATAGTAGCTGCTACGTCAGCAGCAACATTATCATCTAGGTCAGCAGTATTTGCGGGAGCATCTTTGAATGCTACGAGATGCTGTGCCTTGTGACGAGTATTACCAGCGGCATCAGTATAAGTCATATACTCCCACCAACCAGGAGCAGTCAAACCACGCTCTCTGTTTGCAGGAAGTGTTGCTTCTACATCATCAATATAAACTGTACGACGAGCGGCAGTGCTATATCCCTGGGATCCTTCAACAGTGCTAGGACCATTTACAATAAGAGTGTTATCCCAATCGTACTTATCTACAGAATTTTTTTCTGTAGTGTTTAATACTTTTAAACTTTGTGCGTTATTTTCTGAACGACTGTAAAGAGTCATTTAATTACCCCAGCATGAACTTTATATCTAAAACATATTTATAAAAAAAGGGGAGTTGCCTCCCCTAGATAAGATATTTTATTTAAATCAGCATCCTTTCATTAGGGCTGTTCTAACTGCACCAGCAATAACATTATCAACATCGTTATCAGTTGACTCTACGTATCTATCTAATAGATCACATACAAGTTTTTTGGTGTGGCAGCTATTAATTGCAGCCATAATTATTGGTCTTACTAACTCTACTAGTGCTCCCATGATTTTATCCTCCTTTAGTTTAGGGTTTCCCCGTAATATTTATTTTATCCTTCTCTTGTGACCTAAGAGCTTTACCAATATACTTATTATATTTTTTTTTATTTTGTTTAAATTCTGGCGTAGATGCGTCAGGAATTTCTGGCATTACCTCAACAGTAGGCTCTGCCTTCACTGCTTTTTTTCAGCAATAATCTCCTGTTCCAAAGCAATCATTTCATCAACTTTCTTTTTGGCAGCAATAATCTTGCTAACTTTTGAACGACGACCTTTGAGGAACTTGTCTTGATTGTCGGTCTTACCATCATTATTTACATCAGCATCTTCCTTGCCTACTGGATCAAGTGCTTCATTAGTTTTCTTTTTCTCAGGAAGACCTTTGTGCTTAGTGGAAGCAAACTTCTCTGCTTCTTTGCCAGTCATTGAAGCAGCAGCTTTCTTAACTTCTTCTGAACCACCTTTCATTTCACCCTTCTTCTTGGCGTGAACCATACCCATAAATCTTTGCTGAGACTTGCTCACAGCCTTCTCAACGATGTCCTGGAGAGTTACTTGCTCCTTCATGCCTGCTTTCTTTTCTGCTTTATCCTCAGCCTTCTCGTGCTTTTCCTTAGCAGACTTACTCATCTTCTTTTCTTTTTCTTCTTCTGCCTTGCTCTCGTCTTCTTCCTTCACACACTTGTCTTTACCTTTTTCAGTGCCAGCATACTTGTAACCTTTCCAGCAAGCTTTGCCATCAGCACCTTGTTCCTTACCTTCTTTATTTTTAGCTTCTTCTAGTTCAGCTTCTTCACGCTGAACATCTTTAGTTTTTACAGTTGTGTATTCGATTTCGGCACCATGAGATTGCTTCGTTCCAGTACCAGCAGCAATGTTGATTGCTGGATCAGCAGGAGCAGCTTTTGCCTTAGGATCTTTCTTCGAGAAATCATCTTCATTACCTTTCTTTTGTAATGAAGGGATTCCTTCTTCACCAAGATGATACACTACAGACTGTATCAATGCTTGCGAAAAAGCATCCATGTTTTTAACTTCAGTCGTGGCTTTCTGTCTTTCCATTTGTAAAGATACTACTATTTTTCCTTTCTTTATTTATGTTTTCATCGATGTTAATAGCACGAATATCTTTAACCCAAGCACGAAACATCTTCTGTGATTCGGTAACAGCAATCACATAGTTAACACCAGATCGAATAATGCGACCCTTTTCCCCAGTGTTAACATTCATTATGATATTACCTTCTTGAAAAATTTCTTTTTGAAGATACGATTCTTGCGTTACTTCTTGTCTTAATTGTTTGAAACTTTTCATTTAAGGTTTTAAGTTGAACGGAAGTGGTAGGATTCGAACCCACGAACGCTTTCACGTTGCTTGTTTTCAAGACAAGTGCCTTCAACCACTCGGCCACACTTCCAATATTTTTGATGGTTCAAGTGTGATATACCTCAAGGATATAACAGGGACTTGAACTCTATCTCATTTATTTATCGGTCATCTTCTGCTCGATGCTCCGAGTAGTAGATGTCAAACGCTCCACCAGGATAACGCTTCTCAAGTTTCTTTACATTACGCTCAATAACTTCGTTGAAAGAAATTCCGAGTGCTTGAGTTGCTTGAGCAACATACCACATAATATCGCCGAGTTCAATAATAAGATGCTCCCGATTGTCATCGTTCCAGGGTTTGCCTTGGAAAACCATTTTCTTAACGATCTCCAGGAACTCACCGCCTTCAGCATTAATGCCAACGCCAGCAGTAAGCAATCGTTCAATATTGGCACCTTTACCATCAAGCTCAACAAGCCGATCAGCAAGGGAGCAAAAATCTTTAGAAGCATCGCTGGTAACGGCATCTACAAACTCTTCGTAGCGTTGAAATACAATAGTGTCAGACATAAATTAAATTACAAAAGTTGAAAATTTATTGAGGCGAGATTGTTTGTTGGAAGTATCTTCAAAGCGTTCGAAGGTTTCTTCCTCGTCGGTGTCCGTGATAGAACCTTCCGAGTCATCTACATTATACAACTTCATCTTCGCTCTGTCAATACCCACAGTGAACCTCTTGTAGTAAGTCGGATCGTTGTATCGGTTCTTAAGTTGTTTAACCATGATACGCCCAGACTGTTCAAGCTCCTCAGTGGCAATAAGAGCAAACATAAAATCTGCTGTAGCAGGAAGACCAAAGGATTCAGAAGTGTCGGTAAGATCAACGTCAGAATTGCCGAAACCAGAACGAGTAGTCTGAGTAGCAGTGACAATTGGTACGTTATGCTCAACAGCAAGACCACGAAGCTCCTCAGCAATCGCTTTAACATACGTATATGAATTTACGATATGACCTTTATATCTAGCAGAAGCACAGATATTAAGATAGTCAATGTAAATGATGTCGGGAGCGAAATCCTTTTTCAATCGTAGATCACTGAGCAATGCTTTGAAGTGACCAACGTGAGCAGAAGCAGTAGGGTATTCTTTAATAATAAGTTTACCTTGTGTCTTCTGTCCAATCTGATGAACTCTAGAAGTGAAGATTGATTCTGGAATAGATCCAATATCTTTGATGTTTACGTTCAGTAAGTTTGCATCAATGCGTTCAGCAATCTTCTCTTCTGCCATCTCCATGGTAATGTAAAGAACATTCTTCCCCTGGGAAAGATTAGAAGCGGCACAGTGACACATAAAAAGAGACTTGCCCACACCAGTTCCAGCCAAAGCAACGTTAAGCGTCTTATTCGGGAGTCCCCCTTTGGTGATAAGATTGAATTTCTCAAGATCAAATGGAATCTTTGATTCATCTTTATGATAATATTCATAACGTTGCAGTACGTTATCTACGTAGTCGTGTCCTATGTATTCATCAAACGAAACTGCCAAGGCTTCTTGAAGTATCGATGGGATTGAATCTCTTGATAACTTCGGATCTCCCCCGTCAGCAATTTTGATTGACTGGAGTAGGGCGTTGTAAATGGCCCTATCTTTACACCACTTTTCTGTTGCTGTGACGACCCAATCTTTGTCGATTGATTCATCACTATACTCTTTGATTTTCGTAAGGCTTTCTTTATAAGTGTCTTCAGTGAGATCATTTCTATCTTGTAGTGCTAAGATTAATATTTCCTTTGTAGGAACTTTATCGTACTTGACGGAGAAATCGTGAATCTCTTCAAAGATAACTTTCTCAGAATGTTCTTCAAAATATTCTGCTTTGAGATGAGGAACTACCTTCCGATAGTATTCCTCATTACAAATTAAGTTTCTTAGAATAGTTGCTTCAATCTTCTCCGTCATCACTTACCCCATAAAGAAATTCAACTGATGCTTGTTCCTGTAGCTTTGCCATTATATCATCGGTGAAATAATCATCTGGATTTCGTAGAATTTCTTTACCATAAACTTTCTTACCGTTGACTTCATAGCGACCAGCACTGTTTTTCCAGATGCCAGCTCGCTCTCCCAATTCTAGCAGACCATAGTGGCGTTCGAGACCACGCTCATCAAAATACAGACGGGTCTCGACCTTGGATCCTTCACGGGTCAGACGGGACTTCTTCGCCTCACATTTAATAATGTTTCCGATGAGATCTGTTCCATCTTTTTCTTTTTTCTTCGAGAGGTAAATGATTGTGCTAGCAGAATACTTAAGACCACTACCACCGCCCATCTCTTTCGTAGGAACGTAAGCGCCAACAACGTCATAGGTATGATTAGTAACTAACATGGGAATGTTTGCTTTGCCAAGTTTCAGTGTGAGAATTCTAAACACTGATTTGGTTAGCTGTGCCTTGGTCATGTCACGAACATTCTTGTCGTTAGAAGCATCCTCAACTTCTTTATTTGTGGCAAGCATTCCAAGGGAATCGAGAACAAACATGAGGGGCTTACGCTCCTCTTTTGGTTGCTCCATGTATTTATCGATGATTCTAACGGCCTGGGTTCTAAATTCCTCAATAGTATCCACAGGGAAAATAACCATACGCTTAGAATCAATTCCCCTGCTTTCAATCATCTGCTTACTAATGGCAGACTCAGTTTCAAAGTAAATGACTCCAGCGTTAGGATCAATATTGAGGAAATTACGAACGACACTAAGACAGAAAAAAGTCTTTCCCGTGCCCGATTCTCCAGCAATAGCCGTAATTTTATTTGAGGGAATACCCCCATACAAAGATCCAGAAACCAGGGCATTAAAAATGTAGCTCCCAGTATCAACAAAAGATTCAACGTCGCCAGCAGCAATGCCATCAGCAGCAAGGGCAGCGAATTCATTTTTACTATCCTTAATTACTTGTTGCAAAAAATCCATAATTCTCCTAACTAAAAAAACTCATGAGCGAGATCTTTCGCTCAGCATCCCAGCCAATACATTCTAGCACATTTCTGAGCGGTTCGTAAAATGACTTTTCAAATTGTGTTCTATAATCCACATACTTATCAAGATTAAACTCAACTGGTAATGTGCTGAAAAATGAGATCACATTTTCTTGGATGGGGTTTGGCATCTTGAGGTAGAGAAACTTGATCTTCTCTCCTTCTTGGATAAGAGGGTACTTGTGAGTAAGATCATTACTTCGTACATAGTGATTATACAGTAATGCACCTCTGACCTGAATAGGTGTCCTCTCTCCATAAATTTTTGAACGACTTGCATATTTTTGTAGTCCATTACAACCCCGAGGAAACGCAATGTCAAGATAATTTTGTTTCCGAGTATCTTCTTTTATCTGCTCGATAAAATTAATCACATCATCATTAGTTTTATTAATAATGATTGTGTAAGCTTTGTATAACTTATCTCGGAAGTATGCTGGCGTGGAAGATCTAGCGGTTTCCATACCACAGATTTTCATCTTAGGTTCTTTGTATCGAACACCTTCACTATCCCATACGTTAAGAACATAACGTTTCTTGGCAGTCCAGAATCCACGGTTAGCAATATTCTCCCGCTTCATCTTCATCATTTGAGCGTAAGCATTTACGTAGTCGGCCAATTCTTGGTAAGAACTTTCAATAAAAGGCTCAAGTTCCACCTGACAGACCTTATCAAGGAACCCAACAATTTTTTCATTAGGAACCTCTCTGCCTTTGTATACACTCTGTACCAAGCCATCCAGACACAAGTACATAGAATCAGTATCAGAAGCAATAACATAATCTACATTATTTGTTTTGAGAACTTTGTTTAGATGAGCATTCATCTTATTGCCAATCCAACGAATTGACAATTGACCAGATAGAGTGATAGCTTCAGCAATCTCAAGTTTGTAATAACGGAAGTGCTCGTTACCAATGGCACCATAAGCAGAGTTGAGTTGAATCTTACGTGCCATCTGAATGTTATTGCAGCGAGCAATCTCTTTCTTCAACTCAACCGTTGGATTATTTTCGTACTGCTGTTTGGCTGCCAGCATTTTCTTTTTGTAGATAGTACGTTCTTCATAGATTTTTTCCATGAGCTTTGGCAGGAATCCTTGATACTCAGTTGTATAAAAAGTGCCATTAGCACAGACAGTTTTTCCAGACAAGTCACTTAAATCAATCTCCTGATTCAAAAATCTATCCACGCTGGCATGTGAATGTCTTTCACTCAGAAGTGTTTCTGGCGAAAGATTGTATTGCATGATAAGGTGAGGATACAGAGAGTTTAGGTCAAAACTCACCACCCAGTCATACATACCAGGCACAGGTTCTTTTACATAAGCACCAGCATACTTATTATCTTTTGTGCTTTCCCTCTTAGGAGGAATAGTTATATTTTGTTTGGCGAGATAAACATAAATGATGTTATCCCACATACGTACCTGAGAATATACATCCTCAAAATTTACTTTAGCATCATATGCCATGGTAAAAGCAAGTTCAAGAAGTTTCATCTTGTCATCCAAACGATCAACAAGGCGAACGTCATGAATATTATACTTTACAAATTTGTCCCAATCTTTCGTGTAGAACTCCTTGAATGTATCATGCTCGGAGTGATCTAGTTTCTTTTCTTCGAGTTCTACAAAAGCAATATGATCAAGACGATATGATTCTTGGTTAGTATAAGTAAATTTCTTATACAGTTCAAGATAATCCAGAGTGGCAATACCCATCAAGTCATAAGCAAAGTTCTTGCGACCCTTGATAAAGATTTCTCTTGACATGGTATTTTTCCAAGGAGAAAGAAGACGAGCTTCTGCTTCTCCTACCATACGCTCAATCCTACGATAGATGTATGGGATGTCAAACAACTGGACATTCCAACCAGTAATTACATCTGGATAATTTTCCATCCACCAGTGAAGGAACCCTTTAAGTAATCCGACTTCAGAATTGAACTGGAGATAATTAACTTCTTTATCATCATTATCATAAGGACGAGATCCGAACACAGTGATCCTGCCCATCTCACTATCTTTAATACTAATCAAAAGAATTTCTTGATCAGCAGATTCTAGATCTGGGAAACCATTCTCTGCACCAGTTTCGATGTCAAGAGTAAACACACGAATCTTACTTGTGTCATATTGAATCTCATCATCAGGATACTCCTCAAAAATATATTGGTTCAGAAAACGAGTCTGACCGTAGATTTGAAAATCCTCAATGTCCTTATGATCTTGAATAAATTGTTTAGCATCACGGATGCTTCCCTGTTGTACAGGTCGAACATATTTACCGTCGAGTGTTTTCCATTCTTCCTGCTTAGCAGAAGGAAGAAACAACGTCGGATTGAATTGAACTTTGTCTTGAAATTTTTTACCATTTTCATAACCACGAACGAGAATAGAATTTCCCGATTGTTCAACACTGGTGTAAAATTTCATTCTTCAGATTCTTCGGCAATAGGAGCAGGTTTTTCTATTTCAACTAGACCACGATATTGATTGTAAAGAAAATCAGATGGATCGGCAATTAGGCTGATCTCAGAAGATCTAACAATAAACTCACGGTCTCTGGAGTATGGAGGGAAAGGTCCCACACAGGACCCATCCACCTCATACGGGTATTTTAGCACACAATCTGGGTCTCCGAACTCCACATCAGGAATTTCTTCAACTTCCGAAATGATCCACACACCATCAAAACGAATTAATTTAATAGTTTCATTCATCAGTAACAACTTCGGGGTTCACAACTTTTTCAATTTCTTCTTGTTGTAGACGAGCATTAGCATTCATAGCTTGATTTACTTGTTCAATCTTTGCTCTATATGCTTGTTCCAAACCAGAATCAGGCACTCCAATAGCAGTTACAGAATCATAAGGAATTTTGAATTGATAATCTACAGAGTATGGACACCAGCGACTAAACTTAACTTGAAGATCTTGCTGGCTATCTTCTCCACCAACCGAAATAAGAGAAAGTTCGTATGGGTGAATCATTAGAAGACACACACCTTTTCGGGCATCACCCTCTCCATCGAAAACTTCTTTCAGATCACAAATAATTTGTGTCCCTGTTTTCATGATAACAATAGACGCATTTAAATTTTCCATAATTCTCCAATCAGAATTCTAACATTATAGCACAAAAAGAAAAAAGGGGCAAGAGCTGATTCTGACCAGCTCGGCCCCTGCGGCGACGATACGATTTATTTATTCCACGAGAAGTTGACGATCACTTGTCTTAATAGAGTAAGTGGTTTTTTTCTTTTCTTCTGGAATAATCTTTTCCAAAGAAATGATCAATAGACCATCAGCAAATTGAACATCAGAAATTTTTACATCATCTGCCAATTGCCAGGTGTTTCTGAAAGAACGTTTGGAGAGCCCTTTGTGTAGGTATGTTCGTTCAGAATCTCGTTTCTCAACTTTGCTGGTAACTGTGAGAATATTTTGTTCTGTTGAGACTTCGATTTCCTGTGGTTTAAATCCTGCAAGAGCAATCTCAATCTCGTAATTACTATTGTCATTCTTGATTAAGTTATATGGAGGGTAGCTAGTTGTGTGACCAGACATAGCATCCAGACGATTAAAAATATCATCTAGCCCTACAGAAAATGGGGAATAAGCATCCCAAGTGTATTTAGTCATTGGTAGTTCTCCTTTAATAAGCGAGTGTTTAAGACCCCGAAGGCGTCTAATATAATTTAGCACACAAACAAAAATAGTGGGGTGTCGTAAACCCCACTATTATTGTTCGGTCATTAGTATAATATACCCTCTGTTGCGATACCAATCAAGATGTTTTTTGCCCCAAGGTATTGTTACCCACACTATAGTTTTTTCTGGTGTGAGAAACTGAACCTTGACTGTTCTCATCAGACTTCGGTTTTCTTCCGACCGATATTATACTTGCTTTCCAAAGTCCATTCATCCTTTTCTTTAAAGGCAAGAACTTTAATTTGATTGAGTGGAGCAACGTCCTCAATTTTTTCAGGAGTTGTTACAGTAATCAGACCCCAATCTGAAAGCAATTGAATGATACGATTCCTACGCTGAACATCATTCAACGAAAGATTAGTATGTTTGCCATCCAAAGCAAATAGTTCTTTGAAATGAACGATATAATATCTACCTTGCTTATGAAGAATATGGCAAGATTGATAAATCTTTTTTTCTTTCCTAGAAGCAACACCGATTCTCGTAAGGGTTTCACGGACTTTCAAAAAGTCATCTGGCTCAGCCAGAGAAACCTCCACCATATCAGATTGTTGCCACTGAATTACAATATCATCTGTCATTTTGTTCCACCCTTATTCAATGCCTTTTTAATTGCTACAAGTTGTTCAGTTGTGAGAATCTCTAAGGCTTCCAGAGCTTTAGTATGACTATAGCCATAATACTCTTTCACCAATTCAAGATGCTCTAAAGTTTGTTTTTTGACCCAGGGAGAAAACCTCTTCCTTGGCTTCAAACTATTTATAAAAAAGTCAAATTGCATCTTCTTGGGAAGATGAGCATTTTTATTCATTTCATTTGCATATAAAATTGCATCTGTAAATGAAGAAAGACATTTATTAATAATAAATGGGGGATAACTCTTCACTGCTTCCTGATCATCATCAAGAATTTTCTGTTTTGTTTGGTTAATAGAGTTTAAATAATCTTTTAATTCGTACTTCATTCAAAAATAGCGGTAACACCCATAACAGTTGCATTAGGATTGCGAGCAAGAGCAACTTCTTTTGCATCTTGATAATTAGTAGCAATCACATCTTCATAGAAAACACGACCACCGACATAAAGTTTCACACGGCATTTCATAATCAAAATCCTCCTTGGGTTTCATCAATAGTAGCAAAGCAACTTTCTGATAAAGGTGCGACGGGGACAGTTTTTGCACTGTCCCAATCTGGTTTATGATATTTTAAATATTCTCGGAAAGTCATTTTCATTTCTTTCTGAGTCATACCACAATGATAGGCAGCCTCAGGTAAATTCATTGTAGAACGAAACAATCCCTCGTTAGCCTCACGAACATTCTCTGGAGTAGTTTTTACTTTCATAGATAACGAACCTCATCAACGTAGCCAGCTTCCAGAGCAGTCAATATCATGTTGTGAGAATAACTATTTGGTTTCGGGGGGGCAGAAAAATAGATTACATAATATGCTGACTTATAAAGATGTTTCAGTAGAGCACCATTACACACAGCTTTTTTAACATTATCAGTTCGTTGTGCTCCTGGACGTTTTTTGCCACCAGGATTCCCACCCTTTGCTTCAACATATTCCGTTCTAGTTGGCAAATCAGCAATGTAATCCAGCTCTATTCCAAGTTCTTTTACACAATAATCTTTGCCAACTATGATTCCATCCCTATTAACAAGATCTTGTTCCACAAGAAATTCAAATTCATCTCCAGATTTTTTGCTTTCAGATTGAAAATTATTCATTTAAATTCACACCCCATCATAATTTCAGTTAGACAAGCAAGAAGATTGATTTCTTGGTCAGCAACCACTGTAATATCTCGCATGTATTTGGCAATAATTAAAACAGCTTCTGGAATAGAAGAACCTTTAAGAGTATCATAAAGAGAGTCGTAAAGTTTTCTCATTACGATAGCTGGATCGTTGTCAATGTTATCAACAACCCATTTCTTAACTGTCGTAAATTCTTTGTTCTTTAACGCCCGAACCAAATCATCCAGATTAATGTCGGCAATGTCAACAAGAACAGAAGAATCAATCCGTCCGTTGGCACTGTGTCTCTGTGCTTCATTAATCAACCTCCTCCAATCTGGATAATAACGTCTAATCAGTTTGATCAAAACTTTGTCGTCATATTCAATTGTATTCTCGTCAAGAATATTTTTCAAACGAACAAAGAACTTCGCCTGAAGTTTATCAACCTCAGTATTATTAATCTTAAAATCAATTACAGTGCATCGTGAGTGCAATGGTTGAATGATTTTATTTGGGAAGTTGCAGGTGAAGATGAATCGACAGTTGCCATGAAACTCTTCCACAGCCGTCCTGAGCGAGAGCTGGACATCCTGAGTGGTGTTGTCAGCCTCGTCAATAATGACGACTTTGTGGGCTGCTCCAGAGGTCAGTGAGACAGTTGTGGCGAATTGCCTGACCTTGTTCCGAACGGTGTCGAGAAAGCGCCCCTCATCAGATCCGTTGATCACGATGTAGGAGGCGCCGATCTCATCACAAATTGCTTTAGCAACAGTGGTCTTGCCTACACCAGCAGAGCCACAGAGCAGAAGATTTGGAATTTCTTTCTGCTCAATAAATCCTTTAAAGGAGTTTTTAATATTCACTGGAAGAATACAATCCTCAAGAGTATGAGGACGATATTCTTCCACCCACAAAAATTTCTTATTCATCAAGGTTCAAGAGCAATGTAGTAGACGAGAGGGAGGCGGGTATGTTTCCATTCAGTAATTAGTTTACTGGAAATTTTTACATCATAATCTCCCTGAACAAGGTTAACATTTTCCATCTTCATTGTCAACTCATACTCACCAGTATTGTCTCCCAAAATTTCCTGGGAATAAACATTACTAGTTTCGTTTTCTCGATCACATAGGTTCAGTGATACAGTACCACCAGCAGATGATTTGAATACCAGATCAGGAATGCCATAGACATTCGCTGCTTTACCAAGTGCTTCCAACTGACTTTTGCTAATAGAAAATTCAATATCAGCACCTGGAAAATTGACCTTGCGATCAGGGGCAGTCTTCAAAGTAATTTCGGGATCAGAAAAATAGTATTTTGCACTACGTCCATCTCCACGAATCGTAAGATATTCTGCGTTAGCAAACTCTAGAACTGGATCTTGAAACAAAGAAATGCCAGCAAGAAATTGATTGAGATCATAAATTGCAAACGTTTGTGGGAACACTTCTTCGCAATCATACTGTGAAATAAGATTCTCACCGATGTTAATAGTTTTCAATTGAGATCCTTCTCGAATAAGAATAGATCCATTGATGGTGGAATAATTTTTAAGCACCATCATTGTTTGTTGCGAAATAGATACTGTACTCATTTAAACTCCTGGAGACCGTTTTGAGTGCGGGTGTAGTGACTATCGAAGTGAAGCAGTAGCATAGCGTAGTGAATCACTTTCATAAGATCCCGCTTGTTACGACCATCCTTATCACCGTAGCGAGATCCATACTTAAGGATATTTGCTTGACAAAATCCAGCGGCAAGTTTCTTTGCTGCCATCAAATCAATTGTTTGAATGTCAGCGTATCCATCTTCGTCACCACAGTAGTGTCCATGGTAAGTGCTGACTACATAATCCTCGACATCCTTGAGGATCTTATCCTCATTGTACTTCCATTGCATTTTCATTCCTCCGTTACATACTGTAGATCTTCATGATAGCACTCTTTGATTGTTCCGTCAAGTGTCTTCACGAAAAGTTTTGAATTGTGTCCGCCAAGAATCCTGACGGAACTACCGTCCCGAAGGACGGCAATGTTACCAATGTAACCGTGAAACTCAGGCTTCTTCATTTACCTCAGTTTCAGTTTGGGCATCAGCATCAGCACCAATGCTAGCATCAATCTTGTCGTACAGTTCCATGAAGCTGGACTTGGTTTCGTCATCGAAACGATTCACGCAAACTTGAATCGCTTTCATACGCTTGCCAAAAATGCTGTAAGCACGAATGATGTGAGACAGACGACGAGTGCTGATCACTTCATCAACGCCACCTTCCTTGAAAGTCTTGCGAATGATATCTGCCCAAGAAGCAAGCTTCTCACAGAACTCTTCATCCAGGCAACCAAGTTTGACAGAAAGCTTCTGGAGAATCTTCTGCTCAGTCTTAGGAGCAGGATAGTCTTGCTCAAAGGTGAGAGCAAATCGCTCAAGAAATGCTTCGTTCAGAACGTTGGTGCCGATGAAACGACCGTCATCACTGCCCTTACCTTTGGTGTTAGCAGTGGCAACGATAGTGAAACCAGCGGTGGGTTTGACATAACGACCAGTCTTCTTCAGGAACACACCCTTACCTTCAAGGATGGACTGGAGACACAGGATCTTGTTAGAAGCAAGGTCGATTTCGTCAAGCAGCAGAACAGCACCACGCTCAAGTGCTTCGATCACAGGACCGTTGTGCCACACAGTTTCGCCATTGATCAGACGGAAGCCACCGATCAGATCGTCTTCATCAGTCTCGATGGTGATGTTGACACGAATCAGTTCACGCTTCAGTTGAGCACAAGCTTGCTCCACACCGAAAGTTTTACCGTTGCCAGACATACCAGTGATGAACACAGGATAGAAAATCCCAGAAGAAATAATTTTCTTAACATCACTAAAGTTACCAAAGCTGACGAAGTTAGCATCTTTATCAGGAATCAGGTTTTCACGGTGGATCACAACATGCTCAACTGCTTGCTCGACAGGTTCGGCAGCAGGAGCGTTGTAAGTGTTTTCAATATCTTGGGCAGTCAGGTTCCAACGACCATGACCAGTCTTGTATTGCTCAAGACGCTTGGCAATGGTGGGATAAGAACTACCGAATTCATCGGCAGCAGCAATTACAGCGTTGCTGCCGAAGTCTTCGCCGAAGTGGGTGGAAATGTAAGCGACGAGAGCTTCTTGTTCAATGTTTGCTTTACGAGCCATGATGAGTAATCTCCTTTGTGGATGAAATAAGTGTAGCAGGTGGATTGGTGGTTGTGGAGCCTTCGGTGGACGGTTTAAAAAGTGACTTCACAATCACCAAACTTGAATGTCTTGGCATTTAGTTTGGCGGCAAGCTTTAGAATTTTTTCTACTTCAGAATCAATTGAATCTACTGATTCTTTTTTGACATAATTTTCCGAAGGATTTTCTTCAAAATATGTAATTAAATTATTTTCTACTACTTTATCTTTTTGTTTTTTAATTTTTCTTTTTCTTTGAATAGCTTTTTTATAAGTTTTAGAAAATTTTGGACAAATTTGTTCAATATCTTCAAGATTTTTATGAGCAAAATCCGACATTTCTTTTGCTAATTGTTTAGTGTATACATTATGTTCTTCCAAAAATTGTTGAATACCACGAAAGCAAACTGAATTTTTAGGATTTACTAGATTTCCTTTATAATAAATTCGATTTGATTCTGCATAGTCCGAAAGATATTCAAGAAGGACTGGAATGTTATTTGATTCTATAGCAGATTGAATGGAGATCATTGTTTCAGTGAATAATGTTTTTCAAATTTTATCATGTCAGAAGAAAAAATTCAAGCCACCAGAGTGGCGAAGGACGACAGAAGCTTTTTGTTCGTCGTCTTCTTCTTGAGCATAGTACGGAATGCCCGTCCGATGTCAGCAGCAGTGGCCTCTTCCTCAACTGTCAGCGTGGTGTCTACTGACAGATCACTGGAAGAAATCATGTACAGAGCATCGTATCCCATGCCATTGATTTCGTAGGTCTTTTCTTTACGCCACACTTTCATAGCTTCATCAGGTTCAACTCCACCAGTAGATTTGTAAAGAGAACGATAAAGATAAGAGAAACTATTGCCACTAGCAATTCGGAATCCAATTAGATTGACTTCAGGGAAGTTGTCTTTCAGATTCTCAAGCAGAATAGCAGTGAGGTTGCTATTCACGTTATCCATTTCGAAGTTACGATACACGTAACCAATTTTACGATCACGGAGAGCATTTCCATTGTTAATGTAATTCTGCCCAAGATAATTGTAAGAACCATTAGGACGCTGAATATTGATATCAAAGTTCAGATGATTTGCTTCGCCGTCAGTCAGAATGACAACGTTAACTTTCTGAAGTTTGTTCCGAGTCTTGAACTGAGGAATGATTTGATGGAGAGCAATGATAGATTCGTTAAGAGGAGTTCCACTCAGATCCAGACCACTAGGAACACTATAGTGATGATAAGTAGCACCAGCGTAATTAGAATCTTCTCGGGCAGCAAGACGCCACAGATTCAAAATACAATTGTCAAGCACCTTATTGTTGGCACGGGAACTCAGGAAATTCAACATTCGGAAACGACGATGAACTTCAATAGTACCATCCTGTTTTTTATACAGAGACTTAGGAGCACTGTAGTTAGCATCAACATAAGAGTTGCTCCACTCGTAAGTGAAGGCATACACCTCAAAAGGAATCTGAACTTTCTTACAGAACCACACAAGGTTCAACAGTTGCTTCACAGTGTCAAGCAGATAATCATTCATCGAACCAGACCAGTCCAGCACAAATACTAGACCATGATTCTTGCCGTCAGGAATCACAGAAACCTTACGGAAGATATCTTCGTTGTACTTGTACGTGTGAAGTTTGGTGGTGTCGAGAGTGCCAGTACGAGCAGTAGACATACGCTGATAAGCATCTGCCGACTTCTTCATTTCAAACTCTTTAACCAGATAGTTTACTTCCTTTTGTGCTTCTGCACGATACTTCCGATAATCTTTATCAACTTGATCGAAAGCATTCATAGAATAACGACCACAGGTAAGAACTTCATCAAAACAATTGTTGATGTGATCGTTCAGCATTTTGTAGTCAGCAATCGTCTCATCGATTTTAATTTCAGGACGTTCGATGTAAGTAGTTTCACTAGCATACTGATTGGTAAGCTTTTCTGTTTGCTGATCAAATGCTTGCTGAGTTTTAGAAACTTCTTCATTCTTTTGCTGGTCATTAGGACCACCGCCACCAGAACCAATAGGAGCATCTTGGGCAGTACTATTGCCACCAGATTGATCTTGACCTTCTTCATTAGAGGGTTTGGTCATGCCACCATCACCACTGGACATTTGTTGATCAGATTGACCATTGGAAATACCAGAGCCAGAACCAGAACCTTCTTCGCCATCTTGATCAGAAGGCATAGGCATAGTCATTTGTTCTTGATACTTTTCTTTCACGTACTTGTGAATGAGATCACAAATAGCCAGCACTTGCTGGAAGGTTTCGGCACCTTCAATCATCTCAACAAACTGCTGCTCAAATTCATTGAACGGCATTTGAGCGTAAGCACCAATCTTAAAATGAAGATTGATACGATCAATAAGCGGCAGTTCATTCAGATCTTCGTCAGCAATGCTGAAGAAATCGTCACGGTTGAGTTCGCTATAACCATTGTAGAAAGTACGAGCGAGACCAGGAAACTTACGCTTCATCAGTTTCTCGATACGAGCGTCTTCCACAACGTTCACATAATCTTTGGGTACACCCTCGGCAACTTGAGTAGTCCAGTCTTCATTAGGAGTGTAGATAGCATGTCCTACCTCATGTCCCACCAGAAGGTCGTATACGACCCCAGAAGCCCTGTCCCAGATCGGCAGGGTAAGGACACGGCGCTGGACATCAAAACATGCTGTAGGCACCTTCTTGTGCTCAATGATGAGGTTCTCCGTTGCCAGCAGTTTGGCAAGAGTACCTTTGACTTCGTGGTTAACGGGGGACATTGGTTTCGTTTCAACTGAAGTCAGTATAGACCATAAAAAAGGAGGGTGTCACCCCTCCTGTGCCACTTCATTAACTGTCTCTCGGACGACGCTGAAGTTTTTAATTTTTTCACACTTCCAAGTTTTGTCAAACTTGTCTTCCATGTTCTCACGGTGGGAAATGACAAACACATTAGTATTGTCATCAAAGTTTTTAAGTATCCACCCTAGCTCACTGCTACCATTTGTGTCAAGTGATCCATCAAAAATCTCGTCAAGAATTAGGAGGTTAGTATCCACGCTACTCTTAAGCTTAGCAACAGCTCTCCAAGTAAGCAGCAGAGCGATATCAATACGAGCTTTTTCTCCTTCACTGAACGATTCATATGAGAAAGAATCTCTGAATCTGGATTTGATAGTTTCTTCAAAGTTTTCATCCAATGTAAAGTTTACATAGAAGTCCATGTTTTGAAGATACTTATTGATGAGATCATTCATCACAGGTAAGTATCTTTTGATGATACGGGTTTTGATTCCGTTGTCCTTCAAAAGCATAGCAGCTGCCCTAAGGCATTCTTGTTCTTCCTTAATAGTTGTTAACTGATTTTTGGACTCCTCCAGTTTTGTTTGGAGAGCGGCAAGTTTAGCAGACTCTTCATTGTGACTAAAATTATTATTCTGAAGATCAGAAATTTCTTTTTGAAGATCTTGAATTTGTGATTGGTAGGAACTAACCTGAAACTGATGAATCTGAATATTGTTAAAAAGGCTGGTCCATTTTTCACTCAACTCAGTAAACTTAGATTCACGTTCTTCTTCAAGCTTGATAGCTTCCTCCATTTCTTCCATGCCCTGTTTAAGTTCTTTGATAGAACCCATAATCTCAGCTACTTTAGTGTCACGCAATTCGTCGCTAATGTGCTGAGTACAGGTAGGACATGTAGTATTTTCCGTGAAGAACTTATGTTCTTTTTTATGAGAAGCAAACTTCTGTTGGATTTTACCACGGAGGTTGCCAAGTTTTTTAAGTTTAGTAGTAGCATTTTCAAAATTGCTCATCTCTTTATTGAGAGCATTTCTTTCTTCGCCAAGTTGTTTAATTGTAATATTAACTTCCTTTTCGAGAGAAGTAAGATTAGAAATCTTATTACTCTTTTCTTCTATGTCATTCTTGTTTTGAAGTTCAAGATTAGCAATAAAATTTTTCTGCATTAAGATTTTTTCTTCCAGCAGATCAATCTCATAATCTTTCTCTTTCAACTCATCACCAGAAGTTTTAATTTTTTCTTTCAGGTTTAGATTCATGATAGAGAAAATTTGAATATCGAGAATGTCTTCGATAATTTCTCTACGAGATGCTACGGGCAACCTCATGAATGGAACAAAAGTTGATGATCCAAGAACCACAATCTGAGTGAATGATTTGTAATTCATCTTGAGAATATTTTGCTCAAGATATTTCTGGTAGTCAGTCGTGGATGATGACTGATCTAATAGGGAACCATTCTGCCATATTTCAAACACCCCAGGTTTAATACCACGAACAATCTTGAATTGATTCTTGCCAGATTCAAATTCGATTTCGGTAACAAGATCGGCACCATTAATACTGTTCATCAACATTGGTTTGTTGATCTTTCTGAATGGTTTTCCAAACAAAGAAAAAGTAAGAGCATCCAGAATAGTGCTTTTGCCTGCTCCGTTTGCTCCTACAATTAAATTTGTTTTGGCACCGTTGAGATTAAACTCAGTGAAAGTGTTTCCTGTTGAAAGGAAGTTTTTCCATTTTAAAGTTTTAAATACAATCATCCTAAATCATGTGGCGGGATAATAAAGTCATCAATTGTTATTATAGCATACTTTTGGTCTCGCTCTTCGCAAGCAGAAAGAATTGCTTTTTCTGGTATCTCTACAACCTGAAGTTTATACTTTTCTGTTACTATTTCGAGATGTTCTTGATATCGTTCAGCATCATCCTCACACTCGAAGATGGGAATGATTTGATCTCCTTCATCATCGATTACGGAAAATACTCCGTCTGGATTATTCTTCAGTGTGAGGATAAACATCATACTACTTCACAACTTTCAATATATAGTGATCTCATAATTTGCTTCAAGTTAGTCTTATTTACGTTCATCTCAACTTCATCAATGTATTCATTTAGAAGTGAGAGAGTATCTTTAATTTCAAGATCAGTATCCGCATGTTTTGTGGTGTCTTTTTCCACAAGGTTTTCTACAATTTTTAAATCATGAACACCAGCTTCATAAAGATTTTCAACTAACTTTTCAAATTTAAAAAAGTCATTTTTGTTCTCTACGACAACCTTAACAAAAGTGTTTGAATACTCACTGGGATCGACGCTGTAATTAGGATCAGCATCATCATAATAAATCTTCTGGAAAATTTCGTATGGGTTTTTGACGAAACGTAACTTATTGGATGACGGCTCATAAAGATGAAATCCTCTGGGATCTTTGTAATCATTCCAGAACATCTGGTAGGGGTTGCCTAAGTAAGTGATGTTACCACGACTTGACTTGTGATGAAAGTGTCCTGAAAATACTTGCTTGAATTTAAAGAATACATCTGGCTCCATACCACCTTCATGAAGCATCCCAGGCGAAACCTCAAACCCATTCAGTTCAAGATGACCCATCACAATTTTAGCTGATGTCTGTTTTAGATGTTCAAGTGTTTCTGCTTCATTTTCAGAATTGATCCAAGGGAGCATACAAATAGGAATGCCCTCAATAGTTGTGGTGGTGGGTTTTGAGTAGACGATGATGTTGTCATAGTCGGAAAGAAGAAGCTCTGGAGAATTTATATCATTTGTGTTTTTATAATACACATCATGATTCCCCGTGATCATATGAAGAGTAATGCCAAGCTCACGGATACGGTCAAAGTAATGACGGCGAATACGATTCCAAACATTAAAATCAATGCCCTTACGATTATCGAACGTATCTCCGAGGTCGATAATGGTAGATATTCCCTGTTCTTCCAATGTTGGAAAAAACACATTGTCATAAAACTCCTTAAAGTATTCCCAGAAAATAACACTACCCTTACGTCCATCTAAATGCTGGTCGGTAATCAATGCTACGGTCATCGTTTGTTCTTGATCTCCAGGTTTTCTTTGATGCCAGACATATCAGAATAATTTTGATTAAGTCCTGCCATGTCTCCTTCGAAACTTTCGGTATACATTACATGATCGTACCCAGTTCTTTCTAGAATCTTTGTTTTGATTTCTAATTGCTTTTTCTCTTTAGCAATTCGCCTCAAGAAGGCAAAATAAATTACCTGAGTAAAATAAGCAAAAGGATTACTAGATTTTTCTGGATCAAAGTTATGAATGTATTGTAAACAATTTTCAATGCCGTCTGAGATCATCTCATCACGGAACATATAGTTTACAAAGTTTGGTTTGTATGATAGGTGTGTAGCAATTTTAAGAAAGCAGTCGCCAATATAATTGGGAACTCTCGGCTTTGGTTTTCCTTGCTCTTTGGCATCAATAACCTTTTTCCTATAGACAGAAATAGCCTCTAAGAATTCTTTATTATTGACGTAATTCTCTGTTTTCTTTTTTGCCATAGCCCATATCTCTATCCAAATTGTTATGGTATCACTATACACCATCCAGATGGGTTTGTCAAGGGGGTTGACAAAACCTCAGAAACCGAGTAGGATAACTCTGTCAAGGTTCAGATGAATAATATCTTTAAATACTTTAAATTACTTTAGGACTTTTTATAGATGTCTTCAAGAAACTTTTTAGTTTCCTTAACAGATCCTAAGTAACCCATCCTTTTACTAAAGTTCTTTGGTTTAATATCTATAGAATCTTCAGATGATTCCTCTTGGTAATCACTACTTAAATTATTTAAATAAAATTTCTCTACTCTTTTATCAAGTTCAGTCATAGTAATTACTTGTTCCATCTTGATAACAAATAAAGTATCATAAGTAGAATTTATCCATTCCTTAAGAACAAATCCTACTAAAGATTTACCATTCTTTTTTTGAGATAATTTTTCAACTAACATAGGTTGTTCTACCAATAAAGAATTCTCTTCTGGTAGATAGCATACTTTAGCAACTATTTCTTCACCTGATGTTAGTTTTAGTGTTGAATAAAACTCTTCTTCCATCATTGTAGATTTACCTTTATAATTTCGTATTTAAAATTCTCTTCTTGATAAATTTTAATTCTTTCTTGTAAATGCCTTAACGTATAATTTTGTTTTGTTCTAGAAGAAACATCATCAGCAATATCATAAAGAGTAGCTATTTCTTTTCCTTCTCCTTTTCTAAGTACTCTTCCAATACTTTGGAGATTCCTGATACGAGATTTAGATGGTGAAGCAAATATAATATTATGAAGACGTTTAATATTAATACCAGTGCTAAACGTTCCGTAGGAAGCAATAATAACAGCATTACTTTCTTGCTCAGTAATTTTCCTTACTTCTTCACGATCATCTGTATCAACTGATCCGTGTACAAAAAATACTTTACGATCATTATTTACAGTGGTATTTATTAATTCAAATAATGGCTCACCATGCTTTTCAACATAGTTAAACAAAACTAATGTATTGCCATCAAGATCATTCACTAAATTTTTAATGAGATTATTTCGTTTCTTATTTGTGACAATAAATTCCATCTCTTGATGATAATCTTCAAAATATTGATACTCATGCTTACACAGAAGAATCTTAATACGAAGATTGGATAGATGTCCTTTCTTAATTAGATCATCGGTTTTGGTTACTTTTTCACAAGCACCAAAGAGACCTTCGAGAACCCACTTGTGTGTTTTAGTTCCATCAAGTGTTCCAGTGAAACCAAAACGATACTTGGCATTATGAAGCTTTTCCATAATACCAGTAAGTGATTTAGATTTAAACAAGTGTGCTTCGTCACCAATTACACAATCAATGTCATCAAAATATCTTTTAGGGAATTTATAAATGGATTGCCATGTTGTAACAATGATAGGTTTATCAGAATTTTTTTCTTTACCTGAATAAATTTTGTGAATATGTTCTTCAACATTCCATCCATAATCAGTAAAATCTTTTACCATTTGTTCCACCAGTGATGTAGTAGGAACAATGATAAGAATTTTTTTATCTGTGGCGTGATAATATCTAACAAGAGAATAAATCATTAACGATTTGCCAGAGCCTGTTGGGGAGAGAAATAATCCCCTGTGATATTTGAGGGCGAGGTAAACCGTGTAGTATTGATAATCTCTTGCTTTGATGTTAGAAATTTTATCAACAAAATCTTTGACACCAACTGGAGATACAAAATCATTTACATCTTCAGCACTGCCATACCAATCATTGTTAACAGATTCTAATGAGTACTGTTTTTCTTTGCACCATTGAACAAGGTGATTGTATAACCCAGCATACAGCTCTCCTGTGCCAGGTGAATACAAACGAATGGTTCCGTCCCAATATTTGTACTTAGGATTTCTTTTTAGAAATTTAGCTTCAGGAACTTCAAAAGTAAAGTAATCAGATAATTCTTGGTGAATATAAGGTTCTGCTTGAATCTGTAAAAATACTTCGTTCTTTTTTCTAATAACTAATCTGGACATTAGGTAGTACCATTAATAAATTTTTCCCAGTCAATAGCCGATTTGATTTGAAATCCACGATTGGAAATCATTTTCATTACACTGTCCAGGAAGTAAAGTGCCTGTTCAACGTATTTAATTTTTGCTTCGATGTTAATGATATCCTCATCTGATTCCAGATAGGTTCTCATTTTTTCTGCTGTTTTAATACTTGTGCCGAAAGGTTTCTCGGCATACACTTTGGCGTCTGCTTCGCCAGAATAATATTCTCTTTTTTCTTTTACTACACGCCTGTATTCAAACTCTAGTGAAGTTTTAACTTGGCTAAGATCTGTGTAGTAGTTTAAATATTTATTGTGCTGAAAAGGGATCTCTAATGCTAATTTACCAAGATCCTCGGTGTATTGTTTGTTTTTAAATTGAAAATCAATATGACTGTCAATTGACCATTCTTCTTTAATTGTTTCAAATAATTTAACGATGTTTTCAAATTTCATAGTAATGTAAAGTTTTTATCACGAAGAGTAAAATTAGTATACTTAAATGTTACCTGTGCGGTAAAGTATTCGATATCATCTACAGTGGCATCAAAATCAATTGGTGTTAAACTGATTGGGAATAGGTTCTCAAAATCAACAAAAAATGCTGGATTGAAGTTTGAAGTAACTATCATTAACTGACCTCTAGAATAATCTACAGGACCCTGATGGTTCTGCTCAGCATTTCCAAATTCTCTCATCCATTTCTGGACGGCATTGTAATTTTTTAAATTTTCATCAATAATAAACGTTACATTAAAATCTTCATATGTAACTCCGCCACCAGGAACAATAGGAAAATTTCTGAACCTAGTAGGAACTTCTGTGAAAGGCATATTAATGCCAGGTAGATTTGCTTTTTGACAGAAAAAATCTACGCCATCAAATAATTCTAATTTTAATTGAAAACCTACAGGAGTAAGAAAGTTCCTATTTTGTGGTTGCTCCTTATACCATTCAGCAGTCATGTCAACTTCCCAAGCTATAATATATTTATTTGCATAAAAAAAGAGCCCCCGAAGGGACTCTTGAAAATTGTGAGAAAGACTCACATGAGGTTCTGAATACGAACACGTCTGTAGTACATGTTCTTCGAAGCAGTGAGGGTCTCAGCATCAGGGATGGGAACGCCATTGGCATCAACACCGTTGAATACGAATGGGTTAGCAACCATGCCATAACGGGTCTTGAAGCCGATCTTAGGCTGGAAGGTCTGAGGATCAATGCTGCGTAGCATCTGGAGGGGAACGTATGGGCAATAGAATAGACCAGCATCATAAGGTGATGTGCCCTTATAACCCATGACGTAGTAGTGATCATTCGATACGTTAGCCGAATAAGGATCAACGAAGACCTTGATACGACCGTTGATGGTGCCAACAGCGAGGTTGCCAGTGTCATCAACCTGACCGATGGAAGGACCACCAGCACCGTTTAGACCTGAGGAGTAGTCAAGAACACCAGCCATGGCTAGAGCCGAAGCTACGTCAGCAGAGCAGATTAGGAAGTTACCTTTGCCTCTACGAGTTTCCTGAGCGATAGCATTAGCATCACGCTCAACTTGGAATAGAAGACCTTTGAACTTCTCAACTGACCAACGACCGTTTGAATCAACGTCAAGGTCAAATACGCCAGCACGGGCAACGTTGTTCTGAGCACCAGGCTTAGCGATGGTGTATACAGTACGAACGACTTCACGGTTGATTTCAGCAAGGATCTCCGAGCTGAGGATGTTGGCTAGCTCTTGCTCAGCGTCAAGACCGTGAACAGCCTTAAGATCCTGAGCTAGCTCTAGAGTGTACTCTGAGCGGAGGGCTCTGGTTCTGGCGGTTACAGCAGTCTTCTCGATGCTGAAGCTCATTTCGTTGAACAGGGTTGCACCTGATCCTAGAACTTCGGCAGTCTCACGGGCAATAGGACGAACGCCACGCTCGTAAGTACCAGCACCAGCACCAGCGTCGTTAAGAAGACCTGGGTTTGATTCTGCGTAAGCAGGATCGTTGGCAACGCCGAGTGGGTTGACGGGATCGTTGTAAGCAGCAGGACCCTGAGTGTTAGCAGAGAAGTTAACATCAGGCTCGTTGAATAGAGCTTCACGACCTTGGCGTAGACCAGCAGCACCATTATGCTGATAGTGAGCCTTCATGGCGAAGATTAGACCAGTGGGGCCGCTCATTGGCTGAACACCACAGATGTCATAAGCCATTAGGTTAGGCATGGCACGACGGACTAGGCTGATCATGATAGGATCGAAACCAGCTAGACCACCAGTTTTGGTGTCAAGACCTGAACCTGAAAGTGCGTTAGGACCAATAGCACCTACGGTGTTAGGAGCTTCGGTGAGCATTGCGTTTTCACGAAGTGCTCTCTCTTGGTTCTCTAGAATTACAGCGGTTACAGCCTGCTTGTACTTATCCGTGATGGCAGGAGCCTCGGAATGGTTGAGAACAGGTGCCCACTTCTCTGTAAGTTGGGAAGCGTTGAACATTTTTACCTCTTAAACGTTTGTTGTCGTTTGTTAATATTTATGATTTAAATTATTTCCAGCGTGAAATAGCATTTAAGTACGCAGCCATAGCTGGTGATACTTCTTCGCTAAGTGTTACTGGATTGTCATCACCTACTTCAGAATGTGATACTGATTCAGGGAAATATGACTTGCGAAGCGTCTTCACAGACTCAGCAAATCTCTCTGCTGTTTCGTAAGTAATTCCTTCAGACAATGAAGCAAGTTTCTCTTTCTGAGTATCGGCAAGACCTTCTGAAACTTGGTTCAGAATTACTGCTTTCGTTGACTCGGCAAGACGATTATTTAATTCCACGTTACGCTCAATTTGTTCGTTGAGGCGCTGTTCCATTTCACGAAGCTCGTCAACCATTTCCTCGACGACTTCAACTTTGTCCTCGGGAATATTAATATAATGCTCTTGGAATAGATTTTTGAGACCCGCAATAAAATCTTCAGTGATTTCATTGCGTACACCACGATCGATAGCAACTTGATTTTGCTCGATCCACTGACCGATACCATACTTGATAGTACCGTTAACTTCTTCAGCAAGCTCAGCTTTAACAGCCTGTACATGCTCATCAAGTTTTGTTTGGAAGTGCTCAACAAGCTTGGCATGTTCTTCAACAAGCTTAGCTTTTACAGCAGCTTCAAAAATTGTTTTTGCTTTATCTTTGTACTCCTCGGAAAGCTCCTCGCCTTCGGTTAGAGCAGCAACATCACTCGAAAGATCTAACTCTTCGAAAGAAGGCTTGATTGGATAAGTTACATTAGGACCTTTTTTAGTTCCATAAGCAACTTCTACACCAACAGTTGGAGTGGTTCCCATATCTCCTGCACTATTTTGATGAGCTTGTTGAGCATCACCAGAAATTTGTGAGATAGGTGCAGCTGCTTTAGCTCCAGGGTTTTCTTCACCTTCTTCTTCATTATCATGAAGAGGACCTGAAGTTGAACCACCTAAATCAGTTGCGGCTTTCTGACCGATAGCAACCGTGGGTGGTACTGAAGGTGCAGGATCTTTACCCCCAGCCTTAGCGGTTTGTACATCGGAGATTTGAGAAGGCTCACTACCAGAAGCAGGAATAACTGAAGCAGTTACCGTTGGCATTGGATCGCCAGCTTCTAGAACAATATGTTGCTCCTTAACAAGCTCCTCAAATCTTTCGTTTAACATATCTGACATTTGAGTTTCCTCGGACTTCTTTTACGATTATTCTAAGATTATTTATTAAATTAGAGATTTGAAAGGAAATGCTTGAATGCATTAAGCTTTCTTTCCTCTAGGTTTTTCCTAGTAGATTCGGAAATATATCTATGATATTTAGTAATCTGTTGTTCACGCAGAATACCATTTTCCCAAATCCACTCTTTACCTTCCATAATTCCATTCACAAATGCGTCGGGAGCAGAAGGATCAGCTACAATATCCGCAGCAGTAGCAAGCATAAAATCGTCACGAACATAATTCGCTCCGTTCTTTTCTTCTAAAGATCCCATACCACGGGAAGATACTCCAAGCTTAACTCCTTCTTCCAAAAGAGACTTGGCAATATTTCCCATTGGGGTTTCTAAAATTCTTGCCTTACCGTAGAAGTTAGTGCCATCAGCACGTAGTTCTGTGATGCGGTGTGATACACGATCGAGATTTACCGTTGGACCATCTGGATGTCCTAGTTCTCCTAGAGCACGACCAGACTTAACATAACTTTCATTATAACGTTGAACTTCACGATTTAATACATCGAAGGGATATACTCGCCCATTACGGTTTTTAATTTCGGATTGTAAAAATACACCTTCAATATAAAGATGCTTTTTTCCGTTAGCTTCTTCTACAAGAACGCTAATCTCTTCGATATTTTCTGTGATTAGTTTCATTGTTCTGTTTCTAGTGAATCTACTGGCTCGTTGAAATAAGTTGAAGCAACTGCTTGTTTGTACAAGCCAATAGCTTCAGCAGCAGAAATTTGCATTAGATCATGAACAGCATCTAAGGCTTCTGCTTTGTTTTTGTTTGCAATCAAATTCACAATATCCAAAGTGTTAGACATATAAATAAACGTTAATTTATAGTATTATTTAGCAGAAGGTTTATTTGAACTTGGTTTTGGAGCTAATTTTGCTTTTTCTTTTTCCGCATCTAATGCTCTTTGAGCATCTACTTCAGCTTGAGCATCTTGAATTTCTGGAGCAAATGCATCATTTTGTCTAGACATAGTATCTAAAGCCATAGAATCCGATGGATCTATTGCAATGCCAGACTTAATATCTTTCTTCATTTGCTTGTCAAGTTCTCTATACTCTTTATCAGTTTGCATAAGAATTTGACGACGAATATATTCAGTTGAAAAATATTTTCCAACAAATGGATCCATTTCTGTGACAAGAGCTAGACGCTCTTTCATCAGTTCAACTTCTTTTAATTCATTGAAGTGATTGTCGAATAGGAAGTCATATTGAATATGCTCTTCCATTTCTTCCCAATCTTCTGGTGTGACTATGCCCTTCAGAATTAATTGAGTTTTTAAAATATCGTGGAATAGCTCAGAAAATCTTTTGCGTAGACGACCAATAAACTTAGCAAATTTAAGTTCGTCACGAAGAACTTCTGTTGTTTTACCTAGGTTGAATGCTTTGTTGTCATCTGTTAAACGAGATGGTGGCAGGTTTAATGAATTGTATAGTTTCTTTCTGAAGTATTCTACGTCTTTTAGTTCGCCAAGATTCTGACCACCAGGAAGTGTAGTAATTTCTGTGCCACGACCACCTTCTCTACGAGGCAACCAGAAGTCCTCAAGCATACTCATATGCTTTTTGTCATCACGGATTTCTCCAGTAGCAGAATCATATACCAACTTGTTGCGATATCTTGCCATAACATCACGAAGGTATTGCTCTGCTTTTACCTTAGGAAGATTACCAACATCAATGTAAAAAATACGACGCTCTGGAGCACGGGACAATCTATAGATAACCAGTGAGTCCTCAATCATTCTTAGCTGGTTGAGTGACTTGATTGCTTT